TTCATTCAGTCTCGCATCATTAACCGGTTCCAGGGCCTTGCGCCTCATCATGCTCATGTTCTTTATGCTGGCCGTCGTCTGCTGCTGCATCGACATGGCCTTGTACATCTTGAAGCTCTGTTCATCCTTAACGCGGTAGGCCCCCCACGGAGCGAACGAACAAGTCTTAGCGATCTTGCGAACAATAGAATAGACCGTAGCTGACTTATCATAGCCTTCTCTTATGTATTGCTCCCGGTTGCACTCCGGGATAACCGATCCAAACCCAAACCAGCCAATCGAATTATATGACTGTCCTACGCCTGTCAAAGACCTGAACAAATATTTTACCCGCTGAAAGACGTTAGGCTTCACCGTACCATGTTTTAGAAAGTCCGTCTGTGCCTTTTGCGATCTATTCATTATAACGTAAAGTTATTCATTTCAACAAAATTATAACTTTTTTTTATAATCAAAACAAAATTAAAATGCAAATGTGTCCCATACGGGTATTAATTCGTAAAACATCCGCATAGCAAGCATGTCGGAGAAGTCCGGCGACCGGCCTATAATCTCTTTTACTTTGTCTTTAGGTAATATTGCTTTCTTCCCGTCCTTGTCCATATCCTTCTGCTTAACCTGCTCTAATTCCTCTATAATCATATCCTTTACGCCGGTTTCGGAAGTTTGGATATAGATTTCGTTGTTGTTAATCAGTCTGGCAAGTGTGAAATAGCATTGTGATTTCAGGTTGTTGTAGTTCTCTTCATTCAGGGGGCTGCTATTATTAACGAATCCCTTGCACCCTAATATATCTACCACACCGCCGCCTACACCGTCCTCATCCACGATAATATTCGACCGCGGTACTTTGTAGTCGTGTGATAACTTCTTAATCATTGCGGCGGCTTCATCTATCTTGTTTTTCTCTAATACGACTATTCGGAAGCACGTCAACCCGTCCCATAATCCAATCACCGTCCTGTCTCTACCCAATCGGGCAATATCGGCACTTATATACCGATTGCCTTTTATCTTGCCTACGAAGTCGTTGGTGAAGGTATTTAGGATATTGTCGTACTGCATTAACGCGGCCGGGTCATCGTCATACTCCCAGTTTCCAAGTAACAGCCTTTCACGCTGGTTCTTGTCCAGCGACCGCCACAGGTTTTCCAAATATCCGGGCGGCAGCTTCTTATTGTCTTCCGGGAAAGCCTGGACGAATCGTTTCCACGCCTCCAAGGTGCCTTCCTTGTTTTTCTTATAAAATTCCCGGTACAGATAGTTTTTTGATGGATTGCAGGTTTGCAGGAGCTTCGGCGGTAAATTATATACGTCATTCTTCCATCTGCCCACGCTTGCCATCAGGTTGTTTTTGGCCGCTTCGTCTATTTCCCCGGCTTCCTCAATCCAACCCCTCGTCATACTCATGGAGCCAAAGCGCATATAAAGGGGGTCGGAAGGCTGATATTTAGCCTCCAACAGGAAAATATTACTCCCGTTGTAGCAGTGAAAGAAATTGTCTTGACCGTTGAATTTTAAATAATTATCCGATAATCCTAAATTATGGATTGCCTCGTAGATGGTCGGCACCGTATATTTACGCAGGTCATTCAGTTCTTTACGCGCTATGAAATAATGGGTTTCCGGGTATAAAAAAGCATCCCCAAAAATCAGAGATGCCCCCAAATAACTTTTCCCGCTGCCCTTACTTCCACCATAAACTATTTCCGACACCCCCGGGTCGAGCCATGCCCGTGCTACATCCTTTTGCCGCTCATTGCCATTCGTATCAAATTGTATCTTCATCTAATAAAATGGATGTTTTGTTAAATATTATTCAACCCATTCTCTAATATCCCCGGCTTTTGCCTTACCTCCATTCAACAAAACGCTACTTTCTTTAGATTTTATTTAATTTCCATGCCGGTAATCTGCTTTATAGCCAATTCGCCGGAATGGTTCAAATCCAGCTTTTCGGAGTATTTATGAGGTTTCAATTTTGCGGCAACCCACTTCCGAGCCTCTACACGCAATTTCGACCGGCTTGTCCATTCTTTATTTTCCACCGGCCCGTATTCCCCCATAATCGTATCGTTGCTACTGTCGTCCGCAATCTCTATAATCTCCTCGGCAAGATAGTCGGCCTGATCCTCTTTCGCGCGCGTATATAGTAACGCGAACTTTTCATCATCCCGCAATAGCTTTATAACACTTTCAACGCTGATTTTCAATTCTTTACAAATAGTCCTCAAGGATTTATTTGATGTAGAAATAATTTTACAAATTTCTACAGCTTTTTCATCATCAACCGCGCGGGGCCTTCCGGCCTTCGCCGGGACTTGGTCATTCTTTTTTTTTGTCTTTGCCATATCCCTAATTTAAAAAGCCCGACCCGAAAGAGCCGGGCCAATTCCCCTGAAAAAGTCCATTGTTTAGGCAAATATAAAACATTTTTTAGATAATCATAATTTTTTTAGCAAAATGCCAAAATATTTAGTAATTGCCCTCAGGGCTTCGCCTCGATGTTTCTGTTTAAGTCTTATGTAATATTCTCGTTTTTTATTGCGATAAATGCAGTATTTCCACTATTCTATAGACGTTATCGAAATCTTTTATTATTTGAAAAAAGTGTTTTGTTTTATCGGAATTGTTCGTATCTTTGATATATCGAAACAAACAAAAAAAGACATGACCTATTTAAAAAATACTGCGGAAAACAAAGCAAAAATGGAAGCTCTTAAAAAAGTGAAAGAAACGCAATGGGTTGGCGAAGTCGGTTTGATAGCATAGAAAAGTGCCTAACTTCAATGAACCTGTATTGCGGAATGAACTCGGGATGGTATAGCCCTTCTGTTGTAAGATTGCCGGGCGTGGCTGGGATATTTATGATTAATGAGGACGGTAGTCTTTATTTTGAGCAAAGAATAATAAAAATAAAGGATGATCTCTACAAAATAGAGCACCTTTGCAATGAAGGCTTCAATATTTTTTTTCAAAAATATTTGGAAACAATTGATGTTATAGGTTAACCAGGAGGCTTGAATGCCCGAAACGCCGAAAGGCGTCTTAACCAAGAAAATAATGAAATCAGAGAACAAGATATTAATCGGAGGTCGGGCGCTAATCGCCCTGGGGAGCAGCCGGAATACGTTAGATACAGATTATCTTGTTAACGTTCCAGGCGAGGGCGCTTTCATTCACGATAAAGAAAACAACGTGGATTACTGCAATGCCGCCGGCTTGAAATTCTTCGCTGAAATATGGAAGCAGGAAGAAGGTAGAGAAATTGCATCCCCGGCCGGTCTGCTGGAACTGAAAGCCTTTTCTTTTGTTCAGCATTGCCTTAACGGCAACTGGCAGAAAGCTGATGACGCCGAATATGATATAAAATTTCTTGTTCGGAAATTCTCCCTTGCTGCCCCAAAAATCGTTAAAAAATATGTTGGAGCTGGGGAGTATGCGGAAATCCTTAACGTCGTAAATTCTACTAAAAAATAATTTCTTACCCCGATCTGGACTGCAAGCCGGATTAATTTTAAAAACAGTTACAAATGAAAAGTTTAAATGAGTTGTCGAAGAACTAAGCTACTGAAAATTTGAAAGCAAATCACAACGCACAGTTACGAAGCCGGAAAGGAACAAAATTAAAAACTAAACGCCCGCAGCCGGATAAGCGGTAAACCGGAAAGAATATGAAATTAGACAATTTAAAAGAAGCATTACCTTCCGACGCAAAGAAGGTCTGCCTTAGAGATTACAAAGAAAATTACATATCTGCTTGGTACTCAATAAAAGAAGATATGCTATTTATTATTTTCCAAAATAAGGAGGGTATTGACATCGCCAATTATATAAATTGGGGAGAAAAAGATGGTAATACAGCTTACGGCTCATCCAGCGATTTCTTCGCAACACGCGACTTTTTGGAATTCTACTATTATGGTGAAAACGATCCTCTCGACTATTGATAGTACCAACCGAAAAAACAATCTTTAACACGCAAATGGCTCCGGCGCAGGAGCATATAGAAAAATAAAGTCGCAAAACGAAATGACACGCAAAGAAGCAATTACCGCAATTGAACTCAATCCAGAATTAGGAATCTGCTATGGGAGAAGTAAAGGCTGTCAATTAATGATCTATCGTGAGTTTCTGTCTTGGTACGATGACACCGGTATAACTCGCGTTGATTGGATTGAGGATAGCGATCAGGAAGATGTGTACTGGTTAATCGAACGCACAACTTACGGAAAGGAACTGAACCGGATTGAATATGAAAGTGAGGAGGAGGTGAAGGATGCTTATTATGAAGCTCTTGAAAGAAAATACCAGGATGATAATGGTGCAGGTGGGATGTGGTTCCCAAGTGTTGAAGAGTCTAATATTGAAGATGGCGACCCTTATGGTTTTGATGAAGAATAATTTTTATGAGTAACGATAAAATCAAAGCCGCCCGGCATCAGCTTGGGCGGTTCTTTCAAGACAGACGCATGCAGATGGGGCGTACAGCGGCGGAGTTAGCTGATCACTTAGAGGTTTCCGCAGAGACGGTGAAAGGTGTAGAAACAGGTCGTTTTGCCTGCGATGTAGATTTGCTCTTTAAATTCTGCGAAGCGTTGGAGATTAAGCCTTTCTTCGCTCCGCATGAAGAAATAAAAATGAGTTCGTCTAGGGAAAATGTCGAATCCACAATTAGACGACTTTCAAAAGAAGACAATCTAAGCCCTGAATAAATTGACACATTGACTTAACCTTTATAACCGCACCCGGCTACGGAAACCGGGAAGGAATGAAAAATAACCACGGAGGACGCCGGCCAGGAGCAGGAAGAAAGACAGCGGAAGAAAAAGGCATTGAGAAAAGAAAAGCTTTCAATATACTTCTTTCGCCATCAGTTGCTCACGCTTTTCACAGGAAGCACCGAAGGAATTGGGGAAGAAGGGTTGAAGATTTTATGAAAGAAGATCTTTCCATTAAAGAAAACGCAAAATGATAATAGATTTTTGATTGTTTTCTAAATATTCAAAAACCAACTATTTTAGTTTGGTTTTACACAAAATATAGTTATATTTGTATTGTCAAATGCAACAGCAACAAACAACACAAAATATAAGAGATGATAGAGATTAAACGGAAATTTTCAGAAAAAGAACTTAACCTGCTTAAATGCAGACTTGACCGCCGGGGTGGCATGGTGAAAGCTGCCAAAAAAACGGGAATACACCGGGAAACCATCCGCCGGGTTATGATCTCAGGAGTATGTAATGAAAAAACCGCCTCAATCATCCGTGAAAAACTGCTGTCATGAATTTTCTAACCGTAAAAGAAGTAGCGGATAAATTAAAGATCACTCCCCAGGCAATTTACAGCCTGATTAATAAGGGATTTCTTTCAGCCTACCGGATAGGTGCAGCTATACGTATTGATTCATCCGATTTGGAAGCGTATCTGCAAGGAAGAAAATTAAAAGCAACTAAAAACCTACGATAATGAAAGCATTAATTACATCAGCATTGATTTTAGCCTCTCTTTGTGCGTGTGCGCAAAAAAAGAGTATCTATTCACTCCCAGCCAAGGCAAGATATTCAATTTATACCCAACGAGGTGTTGAATTTAAAGCAGCCGGCCTGTTCATAGGAGCCGCTGGTATTGCTACCCTTGTAACCCCAACCCGAGGGAATATAGAATTTACTCCCGGAAAAATTATCGGATCTGCATCCTTTGTAGGAATTGGAGTTCTGCTCAATTACGCTTCAAAATATTACTTCAAAAGAGCAAAAAATATTCAATTCACCGGCACAAGCCTTACAATCAATCTAAGCCTTAAATCTCACTAACATGTATATCTCAACCGAGCAAATTCTAAAGACGCTCAACGACCAGGCAGAAAGACGCTTTATGAAGAAAGCGAAATCAAAAAAGCAAAAACAAATGACCAGGGAAAGCATAATGCTCATGCGCAAGTTGCGCCGCTGGTAATTCTTAACCTATAAAAAATACAATCATGAAAGCAAAATCACTCAATTGGATCATCCCGGTACTTTTCTTCGCCGCCGTTGCGGTTACTTATGTTCTTCTCCTGAATGCAGGGGCATTCGATCACGCTTCACAACTTGTACCATGAAAAAAGTAAAGATGATCGTCCAAAATGTGGAGACGGGGAAGGACACTCTGGCCGAAGGCTATATCAAAGATGGAATATTTCACGGGGAATACAAATATAAGGGTATGACCTACGGCGTAACGATAAAAATAAACAATCATGTGGATACCAACTAAATCAATCAACTATAAGCCTGTCAGCTATCACCATGAAGGTGACAAAGTAAAAAGGGATTACAAATATAGAGATGGATATGATTATGAATATGGCCATGTGGTAGAAGTGAATGAGGATGAGATAGTAATTGATTGGGATATGTACGGAATGGAATCGCACGACATTGAAGATGCAAATAAATATGTTTATCCGGTTTAAAATAAAAATATGCTTGAATCAAACGATCAAATTATAATCTCTTTATGCCACCAGGGGAAAAAACTGGCAGCAGTAAAATACAGAAAGTATATATCTGGAGAACTCCTGAAGGAAGCAAAAGAATATGTTGACAAACTTGCTTTGGCAAATCCAATCGGAAAAATTCCTGAACGGGATGAAGAAAGGGAACGTCTCGAACGCTTCACCATTGCTGCAATGCAGGGGCTATGCACTCATAACATGACCACATCACCAATAGTGGCACGAATGGCAGTTAAGATAGCTAAGGAAACCATTGAAGAACTCGACAAAGAATCCGCATGAAATTTATCCGCTTCCTAATCTGGAAATTAAAGAACAGATTCAAAAAGAACGATCAAGACCCTCACTTATTTATATAGAAAGCATGAAAACACAATCACGATACACGTTCTTATTCCCCGTTGGAGCCGGCGCAAGGGTTGAGGCTTATGCGAAAGTATCTTATCTGGCCTACAATATAGAAGATGAAGATTTCGACCCTGACAATAGCATCGACATTGATTCAATAAGATTTCCCATCACATTATCTGGTGAAGAAACAGAAAAAACGCAAGAGGTGTTCAATGTTCTTCAATCTTTCGACTGTCTTTTTGAGATCAAAATAGCGGCTTGCGAAAACGCTTATTATGAACACGATAAAATATTGTCTGTATGATAGTTATTAAAATATTATTAATTATTATAATTAGTTCATGCGTTGGGTACTGCATGGGCAAGATATTACGGGCTTTAACAGGAGAAGATGATTAACTAAATTAATCCGATTTGTTAACTAAAAATTCTTAATAATGCCTTACGAAAACGGTAGATATATAGAGACAACAGTATACCCGGTTAAAGTACCGAGTAGCATTAACGTCTGGTTTCGCTGGATCAGCTTTGTGAATTTTTTGAATAAAAAGAGGCTTTCATAATAGGTTAGGGATGGAGTATCAGGGCCGGTTATTCTTGGCCGGCCATTCACATGACAACGGTTGGCGAAGTGGTGCGCCGGAAGTTCGATTCTTCCAGTCATGGCAAAAATAAAACAGCCCCTTTCGGGGCCATTGATAAAGCAAAACAAAGATACAAATTATGGAACAAAACAAAAATCTATCGCTTGCCAAACAATTAAATTCACAAGTTGCTAGTGTCCTGAATGCAACGGCATTAGAAGGATTTGAACGTGCTTATTTAATAGCCGAAGCCGCAGCACAATTAAAAGCGATGCTTACTCCTGAATACATGAAGCCTATCATGGCTTTACAGGGAAACCGGTTAGGGTTTAAGACTGATCTGGACAATAAATCAGGGTATCCA